GTCACCTTCTTCAAACAACTCTAGAATTCCAGATTTTTTCATGCGTTCAAGCGTATCGTCATCTGCGCCTGCGCCTCTTAACATCAAGTAGGCTAAACGGTATTGTTCGATTTCGTTATTAACATCTGAAAGGGTTCGGTCATACGCGTCAATATTCTTAAGAACTTTTTCAGCATCTCCCATAAGTTCCTTGTTATTCGCTAAACCGTACAGAGGACAACCTTCGAACAAATGAGGTTTTGTATCGTCCAATGTGAATGAAGCACTGTCTTTTGAGCTAAAGAAATGGATATTCTTACTGTCGTAAAATTCTGCTTTAATATGGTTATCATACGTTGTGTAATATCTCAACGCGAATTCAGGTTCATGTATATCTGTCGCACTGAAGAAAATCACTTCCCACGGATCGATATTCTTTATTCGTTCATTTCCATCTTTGTCAACATAAGCTACCCTCGCTCCATACCCACATATGGTAGCCATTTTACCCCACTCACTGTCTTCATCTTCTACATTATTTCGAAGATTGAAATCATCAATAAGCTTCTTTGTAGGAGACGTAGTTCCAGGCTCTCGATTGTCATCAAATTCATACGTAATCGGATGACCAAATAGGTACCCTACTTTTGTATCTGCTATATCTGAGTCAAACGAGTTATTAAGTGTATTGTTTACTTTGTTATCAATTCGCTTTAAGGTCCCTGTTTCAAAGTCCTCATACTCGATAGGTTTTCTCGATAAAATAGGAACGCCTTCAATAGATGCCTTGTACCTCTCGTATAAGCCTTGCATCCTCTTACTATCGGTTTTATGCTCCTCAATCATCTTTACAACTAACGCTGGTGAAACACCTGTTGTACGGAGAACATCTAAAAACTTTATCATTCGCTTATCACCTTCCTTGTCACTCCTCGTCCTTTAAGGTTGGCAACTTCATAATCATCTAGCCCATACCAAATTGCTGAAAATGTATGTGGATCTATGTTAAATTCGTCTTCAATAATGTCCCCGTTTTTATCAACGGCAAAGGTAAGATCCTTTAACTCTCTAATCACATCGGGGCAATTCTTAGAGCAAATGATTTTCTTGAATCTTTTTACCTTCTTAGTATATTGAAGCCTGGAACCCTGAAACTTTTTAGCAGCCAACATTCGAAACCCTTTTTGCCTGAAGAAACGAATGGTTTTAGGTTCAGCACTATCTGCCTTTATAAGTACTTTCTTAAGGTCCTCTAGGTCCTCAGCTGTTACATCGTCTGTAGTATCGTTCTTGTAATACTGCCAATAGATGTACAGAATTTTCTCCTTGTGATCGATTGCCATGCGAACTAATGCGTTATAGGAATCGACAAACCCGAAGTCCATGCCATTCTTTAGTATCGGCCCATCAATCTGTCGGATAGCGTTCATTACTTTGCCGTGTGGCCATGCTTCAAACTGTGGAAGTACTAGCTTACCATTCACTCCAAATCGTCCTTTACGAGCGATTCTGTGTAGATCAGGGTCATGTGTTTTTAACTCTTCCAGTTGTTCGATATAGCTTTCAGGCAAAAATAAATTATCATCCGCAGTTGAGTGATGATAATACGTGTCATTGACTATAATGGTTTTCTTCTTGTACAATTCCTCATCATCAAGAACAAAGAAGTCCTTCAGCTCATCCTTAAAAAAGTGCTTATACGTCCAATTCCCTTTACTAACCGGGTTAGTGGATAGGATCATGTGAAGCTTCAATGTTGGATGCCTTAAACGCCCAATTAGTTCTTTAAAGCCTTCATACTTTACTTCTGAACACTCTTCTAACCAGATGAGAGATACGTTGTTAATGGATTTCAGTTTAGCTGGTTTATCCATTCCTTTGAACAGGATTTTAGAACCGTTAAAGAATCTGATTCCATATGGACTCTCTTTCGGTCGAATCTTCCCTTGCGCTATCTTCTTTTTCCCTGAGTCATCCAGTAAACCTAGGTCCTCTATAATCTCACACAACAATGAATAGGTACTGTCTTTGTGAGTGTCATATACTTCACGAATGACCAATGCTGTTCGCTTCTCGGACAACAACTTCAAGATAACTTTTAATGCTACGTGGTAGCTCTTACTTGAGCCGTAACCTCCAACAAGGAACTGATATTTCTGATTCCAATCAAAGAGAAAGTCTTC